CTATTGTTGATGTTGAACAGCATACTGGTGAATATCTAGTTGCTATTGACAAGGCTGAAGCTTATGTTGAAGCTTGCGAAGCACCTATACCTAGTGCGGAAACACTTGTTGAGAAAGAGCCTATTTCTGAAGACAAAGTTGATTTTGTTCAAATGACGAAAGCACAACTTGAAGTTTACGGAAGACAATTAGGACTCGAACTTGATAAGAGAAATAATAAAGCTGATCTAATTGTTGAATTAGAGGAAGCAATCTCAATCATGGAGGAATCTTAAAATGTCTGTTATTCAACAGAACTTAGAGAAGTTAACTGTTGTTGCTGGTGTTGCTACTGCTGCTGTAACAAGCACAGCTACATCAAGCTCAATAGATCTTCTCGAATACGATGGTGATGTAATGCTAATTTTGGATAGTGCTGCTGGTGGCGGTTCTTCTCCAACATTAGACATTAAGCTCACCGAATCAGATGCAACAGGTGGTACATTTACAGATTTATCTGGTGCTACTTTTACACAAGTTGTTGATGCTGCTTCAATGCAAACACTTGCAATCAACAAAGATTCAAGCAAGCGTTTTATTAGGATTGTGCAAACAGTCGGTGGATCATCCCCAACATTTACTTTTAGTATCAATTTAATTGGTCTTAAAAAGTACGGCTAAACATATAGCCCTCTAACGAGGGCTTTTTTCTTATGGCATTTACTGAAGACTTAGATACATATTTTGCTGATTTTACAGATACTGTTGTCCATAGTTCTACAACTTACAAAGGCATATTAGATCAACCAGATGAAATGATTGCTGATGGACTTGTAGTCACAACTGATTATCAATTAACAGCAAAAACAAGTGATTTGGGAGCTTTAGTTTTTGATGCAACAGTAACAGTTAATTCTGTTAACTATAAAGTTCGTAATGTTAAAAAAATTGATGATGGTACTTTATGTATTGTTTTTCTAATGAAGGTATGACATGGCTACAAAACGAGAGCAAATTTTAGCTGCAACTAAAACAAATCTTGCTAACACAACAGGAGTCGGCACTAGGATTTATAGATCTAGGCCGGAAGCTTTTGCTAAAGCAGAAACTCCAGCTATTGTTCTTGAGCCAATAAGTGATACTCCACAGGATACAAGCAGTTTTAATAACTCAGTAACATGGGAATTTAGAATTCGTATTTCTGTAATTGTTAGAGGAGCAGTACCAGATAACGTAGCTGATCCAACAATTGAAAGTTTACATACAAAGATTCTTACAGATCCAACTGTAGGAGGTCTAGCTATAGATATAAGGCCATCTACAACTTCTTTTGAAGTTCTTGAGGCTGATGAACCAGCAGGGATTGTATCTTGTGAATTTGATATTGAATATCGAACTTCATATAATAGTCTAACTACATAGTATTGTTGTATTCTCAAGCCTAACAACCCTGATTGTTTATTATGAGTAATGAAATCCCAAACGAGGGTGGAACTTACATTCTTAACCCTAAAACTGGCAAGCGAAAGCTAGTTCAACAAACTTCACAAGCAGAACTCCCTAAAGAGGTAATTACAGATGGCACAACTGACAAGGAAGAGAGTAATCCTAATTGAAGCGGAAAGCTCATACGGAACTGATCCTACCCCGGCGGCTACAGACGTAGTTCTTGTAACTGATTTAAGTATTACACCACAATCTAGTGATGTTGTTAATAGAGATGTCGTAAGACCATTCCTTGGATCATCACAACAGCTTTTAGCAAATACTAAAGTTGAATGTACATTCAGCGTTGAATTTTGCGGAAGTGGCTCGGCCGGAACTGCACCCCGGTACGGAAGTGCGCTCAAGGCGTGTGGGTTATCGGAAACCGTTAGCAGCGGAACTTCCGTTAAATACGAACCAATCTCAGCAAGTTTTTCCTCTGTCACTATCCACTACAACATAGATGGTGTAAGGCATATCGTTACTGGTTGTAGAGGAACAGTTGCATTGTCAGCCGAGGTTGGCTCGATTCCAACCCTAGATTTTACTTTTACCGGGATATACAATGCTCCAACAGACACAGCATTGCCTTCTGTTACTTATGGAAACCAAGCAACTCCATTAATATTTAAAAATGGCAACACAACTAGTTTTCAACTTCTAAGTTATGCTGGTGCGCTTCAAAGTTTAAGTTTTGACATTGGTAATTCAATTGTCTACAGAGAGCTTGTTGGAGGAACAAAAGAAGTCCTTCTTACTGATAGGGCAGCAAATGGTTCAGTAACTATAGAAGCACCAACTATTGCACAGAAAGATTATTTTGCTGCTGCTTTAACAGATACTTCTCTAGGCAATATTCAAGTTACTCATGGAACAACTGCTGGAAATATCTGTAAGTTTTCAAGTACTAAAGTAGATATTGGAGATGTTAGTTATGGAGAAATGGATGGAGTTAATATGCTTGAGATTCCATATACATTAGTTCCAAGTACAGCTAACGATGAGCTAACTTTCTTATATACTTAACTTTTTAAGACTTAAGAGCTAGAGTGTAGAAGTATATTTATTTCTACACTTTATGACTTTTGTAAGAAAAAAGAACAAAACATTTAAATGGCCTGTTGTTGTTCGTGAACCTAGTGAAACTGATGCTGGAGTTTATGACCAAAGTGAATTTATAGCTATTTTTAAAAGATTAAAAGTAAGCGAGTATCAAAACGCAGCGGATAATAAATCAGAGTTTGAAATGTTAAAGATGATGCTTGTTGGATGGGAAAATATTAAAGAAGAGAATGGTGAAGATATGCCATTCAATCACCAAAACTTAAAAGATATGATGGAGGATGCTTATTGGTTAAGAGCAGTATCAGAGTCTTATACTAAATCTTTAATTGACGAAAAAGTAAAAAACTAAAAGAGGCAGTTCTTTATTGGTTAGGTTCTGGTAAAGAAGTTATTGATCAAACACAAGAGGATGCAAAAGCATTTGGTTTAGAACTGCCGAAGAAAAAACAGGAAGAACAAGATAAAAACTTTGAAGTATACGATGATAATTGGGATGCAGTTATGATCTTTTGTAATATGCAGACACAATGGAGTACTTCTTTCGGAGGTTTTGTAGGATTAAGATATGAGGTTCTTTTAATGCAAGGTGGTATGTTTGACCTTTACAATATTACAGATAGGCGTAAAATCTTAGAAGAGCTACAAATCATGGAAGCGGCTGCTTTGAAAGAACTAAACAAGGAAAAGAAATAGATGGCTTCTTCTACGTCAAGAATTAATATTGAGTTTCTGTCAAAAGGTGATAGTGAGGTAAATAAAGCTTTTAAAAGACTTGGGGGCGAGACTAGACGTTTAAATAGAGATTTTCAGAGTTTATCAAAAAAATCTCTAATACAAGTAAAAAATGAATTTAATAAGTTAGGCGCAGGGGCAAGAAATAGTATAAATGGTATGCAAGCGCAAAGAAATGCCTTGAGTGGTTTGCGTAATATGGCAGATGTTACCAGTATTGAATTTAAACAGTTAACTGCTGATATTGCTGCATTAGATGCCAAAATGCGAACTGCTGGGGCTGGGGCTACTGGTTTTAAAGGAAGATTAAAAGGTTTTGCAAAAGGTGCTGGAGCTATCGCCGCTGGTGGTATTTTTGGAGGTCCAGAAGGTGCAATTGGTGGTGCTATTGGCCTTAAAGTTGGAGGCCCTGCCGGTGCGGCTGTTGGTGCAGCAATTGGTGCGCAAGTTAGAATGGTACGTCAACAAATAGCTGGTTTAGCAGAATATTCTGCTGCTTTAGGACTACAAAGAAAAGCATTAAAGCTTGTTATTGGTGATACAAATCAATTCAATAAATCACAAAAATTCTTGCTTACAACATCAAGAGAACTAGCTATACCACAAGATATTATTACAAGACAATTTACAGCTTTAACAGCATCTGTTGTTGGTGCTGGTCAATCTGTAGAGGATGCTGAAAAAGTTTTTGAAGCAATTGCCGCTGGTATTAGAGGTACTGGTGGAAATTTAGAAGACATGAAAGCCGCCATGCGAGCGACTAGCCAGGTATTCTCAAAAGGCAAGGTAAGCGCCGAAGAATTGAGACAACAGTTGGGTGAAAGATTACCCGGTGCATTTACTTTATTTGCTGATTCTATGGATAAAACTCCAGCAGAATTAGATAAGGCATTAGAGCAAGGTAAGGTAACTCTTGATGACTTTATGAAGTTTGCAAAAACATTATTTGATACATATGGAGAAAATGCAAAAATTCTAGCAAAAGGGCCAGAAGCTGCTGGTGACCGATTAAAAACACAAAGTGCAGAATTAAAAGATGCTGTTGGTAAATCTATAATTCCTATTGGTGCTGCTTTTCAACAGGCATTTAGTGAAATAGCTGAAAGTATTTCTCAGTCAGAAGGGACATTAAAGTCTTTAGAAGTAATTATAAAAGGAATAGGTGCTGCCGCTTTGGGTACATTTTATTCCGTAAGATTTATGACTAGAAGCTTAATTGATCTAGCCGCAATTGCTGGAAATTTAGCTATGGGTAATTTTAAGAAAGCATTAGAAATAGCAAGAAAAGGAATAGAAGATACATCAAAGCAAGCTAAAGAAGATTTTGCAACAATAGCTGGTTTATTTAATGGTACTTTTTCATCAAGTAATGGTATAAATAAAATTGATCCAAAACAATTTGATAATAGAAGAGATGAAGGAAGCGAAGGTGGTAGCGGAGGAGGAGATAAAGCTCTAAACGACATTCAAAAAGGAGCAAAAGCATATTTTGATACTATTGGTGATTTTGCTAAACAAACCCAAGATGCTGTAGCTGGTGCATTTAAAGGTATGGAAGATGCTCTTGTTAAATTTGTTCTTACAGGAAAATTAAACTTTAGCGATCTTGCAAGATCAATAATTTCTGATTTGGCAAGAATAACAGTAAGAGCAGCATTGCTTAATATATTAAGTCCATTTCCATTCTTCAATAAGGTCACAGGCGTAAACGCCAAAGGTAACGTATACGATGCTGGCAACAAGATTTCTAAGTTTGCTTATGGGGGCATAATTTCAAAGCCCACCATATTTCCCATGCAAGACGGAGCAGGGCTTATGGGAGAAGCCGGCCCGGAAGCCATAATGCCATTGAAGCGTGGTGCTAATGGAAAACTTGGAGTGCAAGCTTCTGGAGGAGTTGGTAATATTGTGGTAAATGTAGATGCTTCTGGGTCTTCTGTCGAAGGAAACTCACAACAATCAGCAGAACTTGGAAAGATGTTAGGTGCTGTTGTACAAGCAGAACTTATTAAACAAAAACGACCAGGAGGATTATTAGGTTAATGGCAGAGACATTTCCATCGATAGAACCTGTATATGGGGTAAGTAAAACTGTACAACCCTTTGTTACTCGTACAAGATTTCAAGACGGCTATGAGCAAGTTATAAAGTTTGGATTAAATATAAATCCTAAAGTTTTTAACCTTACTTTTGAAAATATCACGGAAGCACAAAGTGACACCATAGAAACCTTCCTTAATAACCGAATCGCAGACGGAGACTATTTTAACTGGCAAGCACCTGATGAAGCATCAACTTCTAAATATCGTGCATTAAATAGAAAAAAAACCATACCTTACCCAAACCTCGCAACAATTACAGTTACATTTACAGAAGTATTTGAACCCTAATGGCAATACCTGTAGCAGAACTACAAAAACCTAATCCAAGTAATATTGTTGAGCTTTTTCAGCTTGAGTTAAACACAACAATGCATGGAGTTTCGCAGACTTATTATTTTCATAATGGAACAAGTACAAATGAGGATAAAAATGTAATTTTTAATAATCTTGAATATACTCGGATGCCGATAGAAGCTGAAGGTTTTGAATATAACGGCAAGCAAACACCAAGACCTACTTTAAAAATATCTAATATTTTAGGAACAATAACAACAATTTTACTTACACTTCCTCAAGGATTAGAAGGTGCAAAGGTTACAAGACTCAGAACTTTACAAAGATATATTGATAATACAAACTTTACAGGTGGAGAAATTTTATTAGAAAATGGTTCAAATCTTTTATTAGAAAGTGGTAGTGCAATAGATATGGAATCAGGTATAAACCCCTTTGGTACTCCAGACCCTACAGCAACTTTTGATGAGCAGATATTTTTAATAGATCGTAAATCAGCAGAAAATAGAGCAGTAGTTGAATTTGAACTTGCTGCAAGTTCTGATGTTCATGGAGTTAGATTACCAAAACGACAGGTATTACCTGATGACTTTCCTGGTATAGGTACGTTTTTCTAATGTGGCAAGATGAAGCACTAGAACACGCAATACAAGCAGATCCAAAAGAATCTTGTGGTCTGTTGATTGTAAAAAAAGGGAAAGAGATATATTTTCCTTGTCAAAATTTAGCAACAGAACCTACAGATCAATTTATCTTGTCACCAGAAGATTGGATAGAAGCAGAGGATCAAGGAGAAGTAATTGGAGTTGTTCATAGTCATCCTGTAACAAGTCCTAATCCAAGTGAAGCTGATAAAGTAGCTTGCGAAAAATCGAATTTAAAATGGTGGATAATCCAACCAAATTTAAGACAATGGGGTTATTGTGAACCTTGTGGCTATAAAGCTCCTCTTATAGGTAGGCAATGGGTTTGGGGTGTTACTGATTGTTGGTCTTTAGTAAGAGATTGGTACAAAGAAGATTTAGGAATAGAATTAAGAGATTGGGTAAGACCAAATTCATCAGATGAATTTATAAAAAATCCATTGTTTAATAATTGCTATGAAGATACAGGTTTTAGAGAATTGTTACCAGAAGAAGATCTAAGGTATGGAGATTTATTATTAATGTCAATAAGTAGTAGCGGATTAAATCATATTGGTGTTTACTTAGGACAGCAAACAGTTTTGCATCATTTACAAAATAGATTATCAAGTCGTGATCTATTAGATGAATGGCTGCTAAAATGCACAGGTAAAAGGATTCGTTATGCTGCGTAAAATTAAGCTATACGGAGAACTCGCAAAGTTTTTAGGAGAAAAAAACCTAGAAGCTGAAGTTAATAATGCTGCACAGGCAATAAGATTTTTAGTCGTTAATTTTCCTAAGTTAGAAAAACATATGTCTGATAGGCATTACAAAGTTATTTTGGATGATTGGGAACTTAAAGAGAAAGAATTACATTATCCAAGTGGACAAAATGATATAAAAATTGTTCCTGTCGTTGGAGGTGCTGGAGGAAATTTTGGTCAAGTATTATTAGGTGCTGCATTAATTGGAGCTAGTTTCATGTTTCCTGGTGCTGGTATGTTTGGAACAGTTGGTTTAGGCGGTAGTGGGGTCGCTGGGGCTGGATATTCTGGTTTAGCTGTAGCTGGTGGCTTTCTAACAAAAGTAGGAACAATAACATCTGTAATTGGTGCTTCTCTTGTTTTGAATGGTATAAGTCAAATGCTTACACCTGTGGAAACTATTCCAGAAAGTAGCCAAGACCCTAGAAGGTCATTTAATTTTAGTGGCATCCAAAACACCTCAAAGGCCGGGGTTGCCGTTCCTGTGATATATGGACGTACCATAACAGGATCTGTCGTGATTTCTGCAAATATCACAAATGAACAGGTGGAAGTATGAGTAAAATTATTGGCTCTGGCGGTGGTGGAGGAAAAGGTGGTGGAGGAGGCGGTGGTACTCCTACCGAAGCAAAAGATAATTTAGATTCAAAAAGTTTTGCTAGAGTTTTAGATCTTATTGGAGAAGGTGAAATACAAGGACTTGAAGATGGTGCAAAATCTATATTTTTAAACAACACACCATTACAAGCTGCTGATGGTACTTTTAATTTTAAAGATGTCACCTTTGAAGCAAGGACAGGAACTTCAAATCAAACAACCATCCCTATAACAAGAGATGTTGCGACAACCAAAGCAACAGGTTTTTCTACAGTTCCACAGGCATCACCTAAAGTAATACAAATCACAGATTCTACTGTTGATGCAGTTTCAGTACAAATTACAATTCCACAACTTCAAAGATTTAGTGATAAAGGTGATATTTTTGGAACTGAAGTACAACTCGAAATAGCTGTTCAATATAGTGGTGGGTCATATTCGACTGTTATTTCTGGTAATGCTGGCAAGATTACAGGAAGAACTCCCGATGTTTATTTGCGTGATTATTTAATAAATTTAAGTGGTGCTTTTCCTGTAAATATAAAAGTTACAAGGATTACAGCAGATAGTGGATCTAGTAAATTAGTTAATACTTTTCAATTTAATAATTATGTAGAAATAAAATATGACCAAAGGACATATGCAAACACAGCACTTGTTGGATTAAAAGTTGATGCGGAACAATTTAGTTCTATTCCGACAAGAAAATACTTAGTAAAAGGTATAAAAGTAAAAGTTCCACATAATGTTACTTCTGTAAATGCAGATGGAAGTTTAAATTACTCAGGAACTTTTAACGGAACTCTTGGTGCTGCACAATTTACTAGCGATCCAGCATGGTGCTTATACGACCTCTTAACTTCTGACAGGTATGGGCTAGGTTCTCATTTGCAAGAATCAAGCTTAGATAAATTTAGTTTTTATCAAGCATCTGTTTATTGTGCTGAACAGGTCGATGATGGAACTGGTACAGGTTCAACAGAACCTAGATTTAATTGTAATGTTGCGATTCAAAACCAACAGGAAGCTTATAACGTCATAAATCAAATGTGTAGTGTCTTTAGATCTATGCCATTTTGGAGTGCTGGTGCTTTGACGATTGCACAAGATTCACCAAAAGATTCAAGCTATTTATTTACACTTGCAAACGTATTAGAACCTGGTTTTAGTTATTCAAATACAAGTCAAAAGGCAAGACCTACAGTTGTTATCGCTAAATATTTAGATTTAGAACTTCGAGATGTAAATTATGTAGAGCAAATTGA